AAAGCGCATCTTGAGAGATATACAGGTGGAGCTTGGCGATGAGTTTGACAAGAACTTCGAGCGGCAGGCATTCTTCTCGCAGGCATGGCAGCGCAGGAAAAGCCCGACGCGGCAAGGAGGAGCGACCTTGATAGATACCGGACAGCTCCGCAAGAGCGTTCGAAGCGAGGTCAAAGACAGTTCGATAGTCTTTCGAAGTGATTTGCCTTACGCGGAGATACACAACGAAGGCGGTGAGATAAAGGTCACACCGAAGATGAAGAAGTATTTCTGGTATAGATATTACGACTGCACAGGCTCGTTTGGCAGACGTAAGGACGGCAGCCTTCGCCGGGACAAGCGTAACGGCAGGTTGACAACGGAAGCGGAGTTCTGGAAGGCTTTGGCACTGATGCGAGTGGGCAGCGCGATAAAGATACCCAAGCGACAGTTCTTGGGCGTTGCGCCGGAAGTCGAGGCTACAGTGCGAGAGATCATCGAGGATAATATAAGTGAATATTTGGATAATATAGATTTCAATATAAAATGAGAAAAGAGATATATAATGCGATTGTAAATACGCTGAAAGAGAAGCTTGGCGACAAGATACAGCACTTCGACTTGTGGAACAGCAATATCGACTTCATCGTACAAGAAGACAACTGGGCGCGTCCTGCGGTGTTCATTGAGTTCTTGCCTATCGAATGGAAGGCTATTGCGACAGGCATTGAATATCGCGCAGAGGTTACAATCAAGCTCCATATCGTAACAGATTGGAGTAGTCAAGAAGATACAACGGCGGCATTTGAGCTGTCAGAAGAAATATGTGATGCGTTGATTGGCTTGGATGGTAATAAGTTCAAAGAACTTGACATCACATCAAGCTATACCAATCACAATCACGAGGAAATCATGGAAACAATAGATGTTTACAGTTGTGTTGGTTTTAAACAGGTATGATTTAGGTTAACTGTGTGAAAAGAGAAAGGCTGCGGACCGAGAGGTTAGCAGCCTTTGGTATTTTTATTGGGAAAAATGTTTGTAATTGAAAATAAATTTGTATATTTGCGGCAAAGACTTATGCGGCCCTTCTCACGTCGGCTCCCGTGAACAGCGGGAGTGCAGGCCTCGGAGGTTCCTTAAGTCTTTTTTTTGTGCTTATATGAAACGCATCGTATAAACAATAATGCCTTCGGTGTCTTTGGCTTTGAGCTCTATTGTCTGACCTTTGAACTCTGCCCTATAGACGCGAAAATCGAAATCATGATCAATCCCCTTTTCGGTTCTGACGTAGGTGAGGGATCCGCCCCATTCATCTATACATTTTGCAGTATCTATTACATCTTCAAGTTTGCTGTTGTCTATGTTTTTGGTAAATGTCTCACTGAAAAACTTTTTACCAACGATAAGACTGTCGCCATTTTGAGACTTGATGGTTTTGCGATAAGCGGTCGCTCCGTTTGGCATATCTACGCGAGGTAAATGGGTATTAGCCCAATTCTTAACATCAGATAAGATGTCGTGTCGACTCTTGCAAGCAGGTTTATCAGTATTCTCCTTATCGGCCATGGAATGTATAGATTCACAACCTTTGCATGTATCAAACTCCGTTCCCTCTTTCTTCTTTTTCTTTGCGAGTTTCCGTTTGCCTTTGGCAATGTCGCAGTCGCGGCAACGGCGGATGGTGTAAGGATTGTAGTCCGGGAAGGTCTTGCCCTCCTTGCCTGAGTTAAAGCGGAAGATGCCTTTAGTGTCATTCTGAAGAGCGGAATCACCGAGCGTGACAGCTTCGTTGTGGTCGGTCTCCGGATATTTAGTCTTGCGCACCTGTACGACAGTACAGCGGCAGTTCCAGCCATTGGGCGGATAAAACTCCTCCCAGAAAGAATCGCTTGGCGGCAAAGTCACGCCATTGAGAGCGGCATGCTGCGGACGCACCTTGTCATCACCTGCAGTACGATATTGCAGGTTGTAGCGGTCGCCATCCTCCATGAACCCTTCCCATTTAGCAGCCATTTGGGCAGATGATTGGGCGAAGTTGTACTCAGCACGGAGATAGTTCTGATTGTACGTTTTGTCTATACTTTGAACGTCGTTCAAAAAGCGTTCGAAGGGCTTACGCTCACCATTCTCATCGAGCAGAGACGGGAAAGCCTCGTTAAGCTCGTGGAAAGTCTTCATACCTGAGAAGATGTAGTCGGAACGCTTTAGGCGGCGGCGCATGGTTTCGGACATATCTGTCTTTGTAAATGCCGAATCAAGCACTGAGGCGTGGGTGTTGATGAAGGCTTGCGCCTCATCAGAAGTGAGTATGTCAATATCGAGTTGCGCGCCCTTCTGACGGAAGAGAGCTTGCATCATGTTTTCGAATAACGAAGACAACTTACGGCGTATCTTATCCTCGGCATCCTCACTGCCACCGGCAAAAGTCATAGAGACACCTGCCAACAGTCGAGCATAACGGCTATGCAGCCCCTCATAATCGGAGGGGCTTAGTCGAAAAAAGGTCTGGCGTGAGTTTGGCTGCCGCGTGGAGTATCATCGCCGTTATCATCGTTATTGTCGCCATTATCATCGCCACTATCATCAGTGTTGTTATCATCGTCAGGCAATTGAGGCTCGAAGTTGTTGCGACGTTCACCGACAGGCATGCCATACTTCTCGGCAAAGTATTGCCCATCAACCTCGTAACGGTCAGTGATGAAGGTTTCGTATGCCAGCTGCTGCTCAGGAGTATAGTCAACAGCATAGTCCCACTCGAAGTGTAAGCCTGTAAGCGGGAAACCGTGCTTAATCATGCGCGGTATCAACTGATTGTTGATGATGTCGCGGAGCATATCGCGGTCAGCCTCAACCAAGTTTTCGAATACCTGCAGGTGAGTTTGCGACTGCGACAAAGACGAGCCATCCTCGATTGTCATGGTCTGGCCGATGATGAGCTTGGAGATCTCCGAGTTAGCGCGGTCGATACGCATGTTGTAGACATTATAAGCGTCACCTTTGGTAGACTCGACGAATTGCAGGTCAGTCTCGCCTGTAGTGATCATGCTGAGCATACTGCCGGCATCATTCATCATACTCTCAAGACGCTTCCACTCAGACTTATCGCGGGTTGTAGTCTTGGCTACACGCATAGGCATACCGAAAATCTCGGCGAATGTGTCCCAGAAAGACGCAGCGTTCTTCTTGGGGATCGTGAGGGGCGCAGCCTTGAGGAACAAGCCGAGCGAATCAGGCGCACCAGCCTCAATGAGCCAGTCGTTGAAGGGCGGTTGATGATAGTCGATGCCCGAACGCCAGTCAGTACCCGTATTAGCTACGCACCTGTGATACTCGGGGATAACGTGCTTGCGAGGGACGAGGCGCACACAATCGAAGCAAGGACAGCCATCACCATCAGTGATGACGTCACCCAGTTCGATGAGTGAGTGTCCCCAATAGTTCGAGTCAAGACAGTGGCGGAGCAGCTGCTTGAACCACTCTTGGTCGAAGTAATGCAGAGCTGCAGCATTCTCCATACCCTCGGCATCTACCAATTTGAAAGAGCGCGAGAGGACGAATCCCTTGCGCTGCTCGATACAGCCCGAGAGGTGTGCGTCCACCTCCACGTCGCGATAAATATCATAGAGACGTTGGCGGTTGGGGCTGTCAACATTGATAGCCATTTGCCACGCCCTGCGCCAGTCAGCGATGTCCTTGCGAGTGAGGGCATCGGTGTTGCGTTGGAGACCGGCGATAATGCCTTGGACCTTTTGACGGTCGGCGGCTTTTGCTAAATTGAAGTCACCGTGAGGAGTATGTAACACCTGTGACTCTTTATTCTTGTTTCTGTTCTTAGCCATAGTTACCAGTCATTATGTAATCTCTTGTTAGAAGTGAAGTAAGTGCCGAACGAAGGCGAGCCGTCATCCGTTTCGGGTGTTGGCAAATCAGGGATGATCTTGCCGGCTTGGACACCCTCGAGCCATTTGATGGCACGTTCGTAACGCTCCTTGCGTATCTCGGAGCCGAACTTCTGCGGCTGCGAAGCAACGAGATGATAGAGAGCGATGTCGGCAGTGTACATGACGACAAGGCGATTGCGGGCATCGTCCACGGCTGCAAAGATAGCGTCAGTATCATAAGTCGGGCGGAGATAGCCTGAAATCTCCTCAATAGCCTCAGCCTCGGCATTGGCGAGATTATCTGATGAGGTCTGCGATAAGACCTTGAGAGCAGCATCGCCAATGACAACCCTGTAATCATTATCGTTAAGAAACATGGCGACCTCCCATTTTAGTAGAATAAATTGCGCGACGTTCGATGTCGTCAATGGTTGTGCCTTTGGCGAAACGATGTCGGCGTATCAAAGCTTTGATATTTTGTTTAGGCACTACGCGCAACCTGCCGTTGATGTAGATGACGTAGTATCTCAAGCCTGTAATGTCAGCGGCGCGGTTGGCTTGTTTCACGGCACGTTTTACGCGCCACGCCCATAAATAGCGTTTGATGAGATTGATCATATTACCATATATTTTTAGGTGAGCGGCGAGGGATCGCCACGGGTTGAAATTGCTCTTGACGAGAATTGCGTTGAAGGAACCAGATAGCACCCTCGTCAGCGTCGGGTGCGTCATCATGGACGCGAGAGCCACGTTCGAGAGCCAGCGTCTGCTCGATGCCGACTTGCATATCAGGAGAATCCTTCAGGGCCTCATTGTAGAAGACAAAGCCACGTTCCCAGAGGGGCGAGATGGCTTCGATGCGTTGAATCTTTTCCGGTTTCTTGCGTCGGTCACCCATGATGGGTAACTGATAGCCGCGAATGTCACCCTCGGCTGCAAACTCATCGAGGATGATGTCTTGCATGAAGTTCGACTCCATGAAGAATGACACTGCAACATCCTTCGGAAGCGATTCGTAGAGATTGTACAGCCAACGCACCATTCCCGAGACGGTATCTTGGCGGACGTAGCAATCAATCAGATGCAACTCGCGCCCCGCCTTACCCCACAGACGACAAGCCTTATAGTCATTGGCTGTGGTAGACTTGAATGACGGGTCGGTATAGCATACCAGCATATCGTATTTGTTGAGAGGCAATACCTTCTTATATCTTATCCACTCATGGCGGAAGATGGTACCGTCGTTGATAGGGTTGTGCATCATCTCCTTCTGCCAAGCGCGGTAGCCGACGAAGGCGGCATATTGCTCAGCCTCGTCCTTGGTCCACTTTTCGCGCCAGACGGGATTGCCATTGGCATCCACCGCCTTAATCTCGGAGACGTGTACCGAAGGGATAGCCGCGATGTTAGCCAGTACGGAAGTCTTGGAGATGAGGTTGCCGACCATGATGAAACGGCCACGGCCGACATCAAGAGCGCCGAACAGGGCCTCTTTAACCCAGTCGGTAAGTTCCTTGACGCGCTTCTCGTTGCGGCAAAGCTCGTCATCGTCCAAGTCATCAATAACGATGTAGTCCGGACGCGCTTCGCGGTCGCGCAGGCCACGCGGGGACTGTCCACGGCCACAAGCCAAGAAGGTCACGCCCGACTTGGTTTTGAAAGAGCCATCGGTCCAGAAGCCGAGATTTTTTTGCTCGCCGAAGTCCGCTATCAGACGTTGATTGTATTCCAGTTCTGCTTGAATATCGCCCAACAGGCGATTAGCACTATCCTCGGACTTGCCGACGACCACCATGAAATTGATAAGCCTCTTGGGTTGGAACATCAGCCATAGCGGAATAAAGATGTCGAAGTGAGTAGATTTGGCATGGCCTCGAGGCCACTTGAAGACAGCCTTGAGGTTAGGTGTAGACTTGACTTTGGCGGCAGCCTTGTTATGGAAAGGTGCGTTGTGGATGATGCGCACCGCTTCGCCTGTAGTCTTGTCGCGAAGTGTTAAGAAGTGAGGGAAATAATACTCACAGAAGGCGGCGTAGTTAGATTGCAGCCGACGGATGCGCTTGTCGCGCTCGACGGGTGTCTCTTTGGTGACATTAAGCGAGACTTCGGTGACAGATTGAATCTCCTTGCAGTGTTCTCGCCAAAGTTCGAGAGCAGCGCGAGTCTCGGCAGAAATACCAACGCCGGTCATGTTAAGCGAGGGAATTTTTGCTCATCGACTCGATGAGGAATTTGTCTTGATACTTATTGATAGCCTTGATAAGCTCCGGGGTGACTTCGGGGTCAGTAGCGGCGCGATATTTTAGCCAAGTATTGAAAGCCATGAATACCTCGACGGCATCGACGACGTTAGCCTGTTTATCGAGCTTCTGTATAACGCTAGCCAGTTTGGATAATTTGTCGCCAAGACCGGCTAACAGAGCCGGATCGTCAGAGTGACTTACCGATTCGATAGTACGGTCAATGGTGAGAAGTATCTTGTTGACCAGTTCGGGGCGAGTGATACTGCGAGCGGCGCGAGCCTCCTTCCAGGCGTCGGCATTAACCCACTTGGAGATGGTGACTTTAGAGACGCCGACTTTATCGGCAATATCGTCTTGCTGGTTGCCCGCCATATATAGAGCGCGGGCAAGCTCCTTTTTCTTTTCGAGTTCAGCTTTTGTCATAAAAAAATGATTTGTGCGTGTGTTAATAATGTGCAAAGATGGGGAGCTTGGGAAGGGGCAGCCAAAAAAGTGTGCAATGATTGCATAGAAGTGTGCAATGATTGCACACTTTTTTGGAGGGGGCGAGGAATCGGCAGTAACTTTCGGCAAATTTTAAAAAATGATATGGCAAACAAGAGAGTAAGAATCACGAATGACGGGCTGAATGACTACGGAGGACGCATACTGACGTCGGGTATGGACATCAGCCGTTACGAGAAGAATCCGGTGCTGCTGTATATGCACAATCGCGGACAAGTAATAGGACAGTTGAAGGACATCAAGCGCGAAGGCGACAGTATCACCGCCGAGTTGGACTTTGACCAAGTGACCGAGTTGTCGCAGCAGTGTAAGAAGCAGTGGGACTATGGCAGCTTGAAGGCTGTGAGTGTAGGTGTCGACATCTTAGAGATGAGTGACGATCCACAGTATATATTACCGGGGCAGACGGCAGCGACCGTCACCAAGTGTCGACTATATGAGGTGTCACTTGTGGACATCGGCTCGAACGAAGATGCGCTGGTGCTGCGTAAGGACGGACAATTAGTAACCCTCAGCAAGGGAGACAATCCCCTGCCGAGATTAAAAACAAATAAAGATATGGATATAAAAACCTTGGCCCATCAGTTGGGTTTGCCAGAGACGGCAGATGAGGCTACAGTCATGGCGAAAGTAGATGCACTGTTAGCCGCAGAGAAGAGCAATGTCGAGTTGCTCAAGGCGAAAGCCGATATGGAGTTGGCAGCTATCACCGGAGTGGTAGAAGCAGCCATCGGAGAGAAGAAAATCGGAGCCGACAAGAAAGAGCAGTTTATCAAACTCGGTCAGCAAGTAGGTATTGATACCTTGAAGGCGACCTTTGATGCGATGTCAGCATCAGTGAAGCTCACCGAGACAATCAATCCCGCG